ACAGAGTTAAACACCCGCTACCCGAATCACCAGGTATACGTCTGGGGTGACCCGGCTGGCCAGGCCAGAGACGCTATCTACGAGGTGACTGCGTTTGAGTTCTTGCGAACCCTGGGCCTCCGGGCGCAACCTACCGCGTCAAACGACTTTAAGGTCCGGCGTGAGGCTGCGGCTGCCCCGATGTCTAGGCTAATCAACGGCAAGCCTGGGTTGATGATTAACCGTGAGTGCAAACTACTGCGTAAAGCGCTGGGCGGCGGATATCACTTTAAGCGCATTGCGGTTGGGGCTGGGCAAGAGCGGTTTCGAGACGCGCCAAACAAGAACGAGCACTCACACATCGGAGATTCGTACGGATATCTAATGCTAGGCGGCGGTGAGTACAACCGCATGACTAAAACCCCACAGCTTGGCGGGCGTCAGCCACTGCAGACTATGGCAAATACTGACTTTGATATATTCGGGTGATATCAAACAGATATCCGCTTGTTTACTTCTAATAATTTACTAATAAAATCACACAAAATGGCAGCGACTTATTCTGTGGAAACCATTGAGCAATGCGTGGCAGAGATGGGCAAGATGTGGTCTTTGCATTGGCAAGAGATCGCGCGGGATAAAGAGGACGTTCTTCTTGACCCAAGCGTTGACCGCTATGTTGATCTTGAGCAGCAAGGTAGCTTGCAAATTGTTGCGGCCCGGCACGACGGTGTTTTGATTGGGTACCATGTAACGATTGTTAGAGAGCACCTGCACTACAAGAGTAGTTTGAGTGGTTACGTTGATTTGTACTTTATTCACCCGGACTACAGAAGAGGCCGCATTGCGTTAAATATGTTTAAGTACGCTGAAGAAATGCTGCGCAAGCGTGGGTGCCAGAGAATGTTTACCGGCGTGCCAGTGTGCAAAGACATTAGTAATTTATTTAATCACATGGGTCACCAGGAAACTGAGCGGGTCCACACCAAGTATTTAGGAGTTTAAAATGGGTGCAGCACTACCATACATTGCAGCGACGGCAGCTGTTGTCAGTGTTTCTGAGTCCATAAAAACTCGCAAGCAAGCGGCGGCATCTGCGGACACCGCTCGATCTGAAGCGGCTGCGGCCAGAACACAAGCCGCCGCCGACGCGCAAAAAGCGCGCGATACAGCGACAGAGACTGCTCGTTTAGCGCGTGAGGCATCTATGACTCAAGCAGAGAAAAACAGAACGGCATCAGCCGATCAGTCGAAGCTCTTAAGAGATCAGACGGCGGCGACTTCTCAGGCAGCCGCCGAAGCCGAGATGCAGCGTCTGTCAGAGCAAAAGTCTAACAACTCCGCGAGTTTATTGGCCCAGCAAACTGCGTCGGCAAACGAGCTGCAGCAAATGCAGTTATCAGCCGCCGAGCAAAGAGCTTTGATGACCAACCTCTCTACGCAGCAAGCGCAAGCTGCGGAGACGGCAAAAGCGCAGCTCGCACAACAGCAAGAGCAATATGCAGAGCAAAAAACATTGATGCTAGAGCAGCAAGCCGCCCAAGCAAAAGTGCTTGAGGAAGAGCGCCGCACAACTGCGCAGCGTGAGTCGGCGAGACTTACGGCGTCGCGTCGGTCTGGTCGCCGATCTTTGTTGTCAGAGGCCCGCTTAAACCCAGAGGCTGGGTTAGTGCCGGGTTATGGTGACGTTACACGAAGCATCTAATGACCGAACAAGAACTCGCTAATTATGAGGCCCGTATTGCGGAGCAAGAGGCCGCAGATGTGGCCTCTGCTAGAGACGAGCAGCTAAGATTAGACAAGCTGTACACCGATACCCAGGCCCAAGCCGAAAATGAATTTATCGCCGAGCAGGCGCGCTTAGACAAAGAATTGCAAAGCGAGATCGATAGGTCAAACGCCGAGCTTCTCGCTACACAGACCAGCCAGTCGGCAGAGTTTGAGAGTGCTAGGTCATCAATTGCCGCAACAATGGCCGAGCAGCAGCGCCAAGCGCAGGCGGCACAAGCGCAATACCAAGCCGACCAGGCCTCGTTAAAAGAACAAATGGCCGGCCAAGAGCGCGCGTTTGCCGTGCAACAAGCCGCCTTTCAGACTCAAATAAAAGAAACCGAAGCTCTCCAGGTCGCGTCTACCGAAGCGTTTACAAGTGAGATGAGTGGCTTTAAACGAGAGGCTGCCGAGCGCGTGTCATCAAGAACACGCGCGGTGAAGTCCGCAACATCAAGATCAATCATGGGTATTAGCGATACATTAGACCAAGGCGTACAAGGCCTTGGTGAATCAATTAGTTTGGGCGGTATCCCAGGAGCCCTTGGCGGCGCAACAAGATTAGGTGGAATGTAATGGAATACTCTAAAGAAACCACAGGCGGCAAACGGTTATCGCCCGACGACATCATTAAGCGTCAGAAAACCGCCCAGACAAAGAAGGATGAGTTCCAGCAAATCTACCAGGACGCGTATGAGTTTGCGCTTCCGCAGCGCCAGCTATATGGCGTTTGGGAGGGTGGAAGCACTGGATCAAAGAAGATGCAGAGGGTCTTTGACTCTACGGCGATTAACTCTACCCAGCGATTCGCCAACCGTTTGCAATCTGCTGTCTTCCCTCCACAGCGCCAATGGTGCAAGCTCGAGCCTGGTATGGATATACCCGTTGAGCGCAGGGCTCAAGCTAACTCGATACTGGACCTTTACAACGACAAAATGTTTGCTGTGCTCCGGCAGTCTAACTTTGACATTGCAATGGGTGAGTTCTTGCTCGACCTTGCTGTCGGCACCGCTTGCATGATGGTCCAGCCTGGCGATGATGTAAGTCCTATTAACTTTATTCCCGTGCCGTTGTTCTTGGTTACATACGAAGAGGGGGCCAATGGCCAGGTAGACAATGTCTACCGCAAGATCAGAATGAAGGGCGAGACTATCGAGCGACAGTGGCCAGATGCAAAGTTGTCTGCTGAAATAAGCCGCCGTATTGAGCAGAAGCCAGAAAACGACGTTGAGCTGCTTGAGGCTACAATTTACGACCACCAGCGTGGCGACTACTGCTACCACGTTATTGACAATGTGTCTAAAGAAGAGATCGTCTACCGGCGCCAGACATACAGCCCGTGGGTTATTAGCCGCTACATGAAAGTGGCCGGAGAAATCTATGGTCGCGGTCCGCTAATGACAGCGCTTCCAGACATTAAAACCCTAAACAAAACAATTGAGCTGTTGCTTAAAAACGCTAGTTTGGCTGTTGCTGGTGTCTACACCGCAGCCGATGACGGGGTCTTGAATCCAAACACCGTAAGGATTGTACCCGGAGCGATTATCCCAGTAGCCCGCAACGGTGGGCCACAAGGCCCTGCGCTGCAAGCGCTTCCGCGCTCTGGAGATTTCAACATCACGCAATTGGTAATCAATGATATGCGCGCGTCGGTAAAACGATACCTGCTTGATGAATCGTTGCCGCCAGAGAATATGAGCGCTCGCTCTGCTACAGAGATTATCGAGCGCATGAAAGAGCTCTCTCAAAACCTGGGCTCCGCCTTTGGCCGTTTGATCAATGAGACAATGATTCCGCTGGTGTCTAAGATTCTCCAGGTTATGGACGAGCGTGGAACAATTGATCTGCCATTGCAGGTCAACGGGTTGGAGGTCAAAGTCTCCGCCGTATCACCCCTAGCAAACGCCCAGGCGATGGACGAGATCAACGCCGCGATTCAATTCTCTCAGCTAGTTAAGGAGCTTGGACCGGAAGGCGCCACCGCTGTTAAGTACGGCGAAATGATCGACTACCTGGGAGACAAGCTAGGCGTTCCGCAGTCACTGCGCAATGACCCAGCCGAGCGTGCATTTATGATCCAGCAACAGCAAGATCAGCAGGCCTTGGCCATGCAAGCGCAGATGGCTATGCAGCAATCTGGACAGGCTATGCCACCACCACCTGGGGTCGCATAATGGCTGGCTGGGATGACTTAGAGGAGCCGGAGGCCCCAGTTAACCATGATGTTAGCCAACAACGCGAAGACACAGCCAGACTATGCCTACGCGTATTTGGCGGCGGCGACGGCAAGAAGATTCTTGAGTGGCTGCATAGCGTCTATGTAGATGTGCCAATCGCCGTGCCAGGCACAGACCCGTCTCACGCATTTTTTGCTGAAGGGCAAAGAAACGTGATTCGTGATATCGAGGCGCGGATTAACCAAGCAAGGAAGATATGAGCGACACAAACGACCAACCCGTAGAAAGCGGCCTATTGGACAACGTGACCGTTAAAGACGAAAACACACAAGCCCAAGACAGCCCCCAAAAGTCTGAGATCACCCATCAAGCGGCAGACAATACAGAGCCCGGGAAAATACCAGGCGCTCCAGTTGACCGTCCAGAGTGGCTGCCAGAAAATTTCTGGAACGCCGAGGACGGCCAAGCCAACTATGAGGGCATGGCCAAGAGCTGGGCCGATATGCGCAAGATGGTGAGCCAGGGCGCACACAAAGCGCCGCCAGATGGCAAATACGACACGAGTGTTTTTAAAACAGAGAACATTGGGGAGGACCCGCTGGCGTCCGCTTACCTTGGCTGGGCGCAAAAGTACGGCGTCAGCCAGGCCGCCTTTAACGAGATGGCCTCTCAATTCCAAGACATATCACAGCAAATGGCGCCCCCTCCAATGGACGCCGCCGCCGAGATGAAGAAGTTGGGGCCTAACGCCCAGGCTGTTGTTAACAGCATGGCGGACTGGGGTCGGAGCTTTGTCAACAAAGGCGTGTGGTCGAACGAAGATTTCGAAGAGTACAAGATTATGGGTGGGACCGCCAAGGGGTTAAATGCCCTGCAGAAAATGCGCTCTGCCTATGAGGGCCGGATTCCGACGCAGTCTATCCCGGTAGATGGGGCTCCAAGTAAAGATGAGCTTTACGAGATGGTGGGGGACCCCAGGTACCAGACCGATAAGGCATACCGATCAAAGGTCGAAAAAGCATTTGCTCAATTCGCAAACTAAAACAGGGAAGGCGACTCCAATGAGAGAACTACCAGTGCGTAATATGCGTAAGGCAAAAAATAAGAAACCGCCTAAAAAGTAATTTCTCCTAGCGAAGCTCTGCAGGCTTTGCTTTTCCCCGTTTCGGCGGGGCTTTTTTTACCCTATTGTGATTTATTCAAATTAGATTACAATTATTTACAAGGCCTACCGCGCAAGCGACCCTGACCGCAGTGAGATGCTGACGATTGGCTACCGTAAGTAGCAAGCAATCGGCCCAGTTTACTGGCTCACCGGCGCGATAATCCTGATCAACAACCGAATGAGGTAAACAAAATGAGCGTGTCTTTATCAAACGCCTTTGTAACACTGTTCGACGCAGAGGTTAAGCAAGCCTACCAAGGCAAAGCCCAATTGGTGGGTGCTGTCCGCGCGCGTCGTGGTGTCGAAGGTTCAACTGTTAAGTTCCCAAAAGTGGGCCGTGGCGTAGCTACTCCCCGTATTGCACAAACTGATGTAACACCACTTAACGTCGGCTTCTCGCAAGTCACGTTGACATTGACAGACTGGAACGCCGCTGAATACAGCGACATCTTCAGCCAAGCCAAAGTCAACTTTGACGAGCGTCAAGAGCTGGTTCAAGTAGTCGCTACCGCAATGGGCCGTCGTCAAGATCAAATGATCCTAGACGCACTCGCTGCATCTGGCACATCGTTGACCGTGGCTAACAGTATCGGTGGCTCTGCTACCAATATGAACGTTGCCAAGCTCCGTGAGTCCAAGCGACTAATGGATGCTTCAAACGTACCCATGGACAATCGTCACATTATCTTGCACGCAAATGGCTTGGCCTCTTTGTTGTCTGAGACTGCTGTAACTTCTTCTGACTTCAACTCTGTAAAAGCGTTGGTTCAGGGTGAAGTCAACACATTCTTGGGCTTCCAGTTCCACACCATCGGCGACCGCACAGAGGGTGGCTTGGCAATCGACGGTTCTAGCGACCGTACTTGCTTTGCTTTCCACCGTGACGCCATTGGCTACGGCGAAGGCCTCGGTATGCGTACCGAGATTAACTACATTGCAGAGAAGACCAGCTGGTTGGTTAACGAAGTGTTTAGTGCCGGGGCAGTAGCCATCGACGCTGAAGGTGTCGTTTCCATTACCTGCCGCGAATCTTAATCTTTAAGGAGCAAAGAATCATGGCTTTTTCAACTACTGGATTAACATCTGTAGCGGCATCAAAGCGCGGTAACGCGCCGAGTATTTACGCATACAAGACTGCTGACGCAATGGCTGATGTGAACACAGCGGGTTACTTCAATTACCTGTCTGACACATTGGAAGTCGGCGACTTGATCTACTGCGTAACCAGCACTGGCTCTACTGCAGTGGCTACATTGGCCTACGTCTTATCTAACGCATCTGGCGTTGTGGACGTATCCGATGGCACTGTGTTGGCTAATACCGACACCGACTAATTTTTAGTCGAGTGAACAGGGCGGCCTCTAGTTTTCTAGGGCTGCCCTTTCTTGCATAAGAGGTTTATATGGCTTCAGGTGACACTGGCGTAACTGTTTGTTCCGACGCTTTGCTCATGCTCGGAGCAAAAGCAATTAGCAGCTTTAACGAGGGGACCGACGAATCTAGTATTTGCGACCGGCTTTACCCCGATGTTCGAGACTCTTCCCTGGTAATGTACCCGTGGAGCTTCAACACAAAAAAAGTGCAGCTGGCCCAGTTATTAACCGCGCCAACATCTGTTTGGAAGTACGCATACCAGCTGCCAGGCGACAAGCTCGCCAACCCTCGAGCTGTTTATAACAGTAGCTCAGTAGGGGCCCCGGTCCAAAAAGAGTGGGAAATTCAGGGCGACCAGCTACTGACTAACTTAACAGCTGTTTATATAGACTATCAATATGGCATTGCAGAGTTTGCGATGCCTCAATACTTTATCCAATTTTTAAAGTACATGGTTGCTTGGCACGTTGCCGAGCCGATTACCGAACAGCGCGAGAAGGCCATATACTGGCAGCAAATTGCGGTAGGCGTGACTGCCCAAAATGGTCGGGGAGGATATTTCCGAACAGCAGCAAACATTGATGGCCAAAGCCAGCCGTCTCGCGTAATTGAAGATTACAGCTTAATTGCTGTACGGGGTTAAGATGCCGCGTTTTGTAGATATTCAAACCAACTTTAGCGCTGGTGAGCTTGACCCTCTTTTGCGCGCTAGGGTCGATTTATCGCAATACAACAACGCCTTAGCCAAAGCCACTAACGTAGTCATCCAGCCCCAGGGCGGGCTGCGTCGCCGTCCCGGTTTAAAGTATATCGGCACGCTACCAAACAGCGGCGCAGAAAGCGCTGGCAACGGTATGCGTTTGGTGCCGTTTGAGTTCTCTGTCGCAGACAGTTATATGCTGTGTTTTACACACAACCGGATGCACGTTTTCAAAGACGGAGTTCAGATTACAGACATCAACGGGACCGGCAACCCATACTTAGTTACATCGGTTACGTCGGCTATGGTTGATGATATGTGCTGGACCCAGTCCGCAGACACAATGATTATTGTGCATCCAGACCTGGCACCGGTTAAGCTCGTGCGCGGCGCTACAGATGCAAGCTGGACAGTTACAAATTTAACTTTTGACAGTATCCCTAAATACCCGTTTAACCTAGAAGTTATAGGGCCCACCGCAGCCATAACTCCGTCGGCGGTTAGCGGTAATATAACCTTGACGGCGTCTGCGTACACATCAGACACGGGTAACATCCAGGCCGCCACAACTACATCGGTCACTCTCAAGGCCGCCGCTAATTCAACTACTGATATTTTTAAGGGCTTGTATGTGCATATGACGTCGGGCGCACAGTCTGACAAGTCTCGCAAAATAACAGCC